AGCCGCCGTCGACCGGCCTACGCCGGTAACCGTTGCCGCACCAGCGCTCGCGCCCACCGCCGTGGTGGCGGCTACTCCGACGCCGGTGGCAGTTCCCGCCCCCGCTGAGGTAGCAATGGCTGACGCTACTGACGCGCCTACCCCGGTTGCTGTTCCCGCCCCCGCTGAGGTAGCAACGGCTGACGCTACTGACGCGCCTACCCCGGTTGCTGTTCCCGCCCCCGCTGAGGTAGCAACGGCTGACGCTACTGACGCGCCTACCCCGGTTGCTGCTCCGGCTCCGGCCGAGGACCCTACCGCTAGCTTGAGCGCTTTGCCGACGCCGGTGGCTGTCCCGGCGCCAGAAGAAGCCGCGACAGCGACCGCGGACGACGCGCCGATGCTGGTAGCCGTGCCAACGCCCGCAACGGCACCTACGGAAGCCGCCGTCGACCGGCCTACGCCGGTAACCGTTGCCGCCCCAGCGCTCGCGCCTACGGAAGCCGCCGTCGACCGGCCTACACCGGTAACCGTTGCCGCACCAGCGCTCGCGCCCACCGCCGTGGTGGTGGCTACTCCGACGCCGGTGGCCGTGCCGACGCCCGCCGCGCTTGCCAACGAGCCGATCGGATCGGCGCTGATCGGCTGACTGGAGATAGGCCCGAATGCGAGCATTTAGACCCTGCGCCTCCTGGGCCGGGAGCGGCCTGCGCCCGATTTTAACTCAGCGGGTTGCCGCCGACGAGAAGTATCAGTTGCCCGAGCACGGCGCGCGCCTGCGCCAAGTTGGTGACACTTCCGATACCGCGCTGAAGCCAAGCATTGCAGGCTCCTAGGCTACGACCAGAAACTGTCGTCGGCGTAGTTGGTCGGGATCGGCACCATTGCCTTGATCGCCCAGCTTTTTACATAGACGGCGCTGACCCGAGCCTGCGCCTGAAGCCCCATCGAGGTCAGGTCATCAGGCCCTAGATCGTGCGGAACGTTCGCAAAGTCGCGGAAGCGCACGGTCGTCACCGACCCAGCTAGTTTTCCCAGGATACCGACCGTAGAGAGGCCCCCCAGGTTGCGAATGCTCTCGGCATCCATGTTGATCTGGAAGGTACCAGCGGTAAGAGTTACGGTGAGGGGTAGGGCGATACGCACCTCCCGCTCAACGTCGATCGCTTCCCGCAGAAGTGCCGTTACCGCGGCCTGGCCGGCGACGTTATCGGGGGCGATGCCAGTAGGTTCGCTGGCAGCGAGGATACTCCAGAGCGTACTCTCGTCGAGAGCCGTACTCGGCCGAAGACCCAGCTCAATCCACGTGGGTTCCGGTTGAATATACGCCTGCGCGTCGACCGAGTACCAGCGTGAGCGATCCTCTCCGACAATCCAGTATTTTGTTGTCATACTTGCAACCCCCACGGAGTGACGCCAGAGTTGGTGCCCGTCCCGGCAATGCTGCCTGGAAGCGTCGCGCCACCCGTCAACACGATACCGTTGTTACTAGCATCAAACCTCTTGCCCGTAGCCGAGCCCGAGAAGGTATTTGCGTTAGCTTCCGTCACCCCGTTGTAGGATGCTTGGGCGTAGGCGGTTCCGAATGAGGGGGTTCCAGTTATTGTAACAGTCACCAACTGGACAGAGCATTTTGCCCCGGCACCAACCGCAGTTTGGTGACAAAAGCCAGCGGAGCCGGTGATGTTGTATGCGGTAAGTATACCGTTGTTTGCCAATATCTGCGAGTCAGTGTTAGCATTCATATGGTTCCATGCGCAAGCAGCAAAATCCATCTTACCCATGATGTTAACTACACCGCCCTGCGATACGAGTATACAGTCCCCAGCAGTGACAGTAGATAGCTTAAACCCGGAGACGTTTATTGCCGCGCCTTTAACATTGAAACAGTAGGCGCTGGTCGCGGTAATAACAACGTTACTTGGCGTCGTCGTGTCGCCGATGAAAACGAGCACACCGGGTCCGGGCTGCGGGCCGATTATGATAGCCCCAGCGGCGTAGCTGCCTGCGCCGACGTTAATATTTACGGTCTGTCCACCAAAATCGAGCGTGCCATAAACGACGTTCACGGCCTTCTGGATGGTAAGGAATGCGCCGCCCGCTGTATTGCTTAGCCCGTTGTTACTATCGCTGCCAGTGGTCAGGACGTAGTAGTTACGGGTAGCCGTCAGAAGCTCACGAACTGTACCCATGACGCCCGTGGCGTCCCAAGATGCAGCCGTGGTACCAGTGATCAACACGCAGGTAACGTTGCCCGACGACAGGGGTGGGATCGTCGCTACCAGGTTACCACCCGACGAGTTGATCGTCAGTGGGAGTGTGCTTCGGTTGATGAAGTAGATGCGCTGGCCCGGGGCCAGCGTCGACACCACCGGTAGGGTGATAGTCTGCGCCAGGGTGCCCGTAAACTCCTGGATGTGGGGGCTTGAGACGGTCAGGACGGTGGTGCCGCCAGCAGTCGCCGTCGATGCGAAGCCACTCCCGAGGGCCGCTGCGGGGTTGTCCAGCCACACTGACTTAGTGCCAGCCGCCCAGCTGACAGCAGAACCAGCGTTGGACGACGCTAGGACCACAGTACGGGCCAGGAGGGTACCCGCGAGGGTGTAGGTGCCCAGCCCTACTTCCCAATTTGTGCCGTCGGTCGCCGTGTAGTAGCAGGTGTTAGAGTTGCCGATGACCGAGAACGCCTGGAAACCAACGACGGCGCCGGCAAGGGTGTAAGTGCCCGTGCCGGTAGTGGTGCTCGTCTCCTGCACTCGATCGTAGTAGAGCGGCCCAGCCATGCGTCAGCCCCCTTTATCTCGCGGCGCCGCGCGCCGCGAGAATCCGCTCGCGAATGACATCCTGGTCGGTGACACCCTCGGCCTGCGCCTTGGCAACGGCGGCAGCCATTGCGGCCTCGATGCGCTTCAGGCGGTCGCCTTCTTCACCCGTGCCGCCGTGGGCCACGGCGGTTCCAACTGCAGACACGATCGGCATGGTCAGGACTCCGTGATCGTACTAGCGGTCGTCAGCTGGGGCGTGATGCCGTTGCCGGTGACGATGTTAGGTGTCACAGTTCCGCTGTAGAGGATCACACCCGCGCCCGAGGTCAGCGTACCGATCGAGAAATACGTCGCGGTGCCCGATCCGCCGGTACCTGCCGGGAAGGTGATTGCTGCCACCGGCGAGGTAGACGCGGCCGAAGACGCGGTCCAGCCGCCGGTGGTGCGCGCCACCGATACCCGCGCGTAGGAGGTGTAGGTCACCTCGTTGGTCGACTGCGTGCCGCCGACGCCGGGGTCCGCCGTGTGCAGCGCCACGAACAAGTTGGTCAGCGGCGTAGTGGCCGTATTGTCGGCGATCAGCGACCAGTTGGTGGCGTTAAAAATTAGCTTTAAGAGGTTGTTTGAAGTAGTCGTGCTCTTACCCACGGTAATCTCCTTGTGCTAGACCAACCGGATGATCGCGTTATTGGCGTCAGCGGTCGGAAATACGATGGTCATGGTCTGCGCCGTATAGGTTTTGTCGCCGCCGAAGTTCAGCACGCACACGGCCTTGTTGGACTTCGACGAATTGTAGATCAGCGCGCCCGAGGCGGTGATGGTGACATTGGCGAAGGCCAGATCGGCGAAGTCGGTGAGCGCCGTCGTGCCGGAGGACGTCGGGGTGACGTTGGTCAGCGCCGCGCCGCCCGCCGTGTAGTTGGTGCCACTCGCTTCGTCGGCGCCCATGTCGGAATAGTTGGTCGTGCCGGCACCGAACGTCCCGACGATCGACGCCTGAGCGCGGAATAGCGCCAGCTTGAACGTGTCGCCGGTGGAGTTGGTGAAGTCGTGCCCGGCCACAAGCAGCTGCTGCTTGAACGATGTTGCCATGGCCTGCGAAATTGCCATTTACGGTCCCTCTGCATGACGCAGCTCGCCGCCGCGGTAAGTGTCTTTACGATCCCGGCCCTCGCCGAGGTTCTTGAGCGCGGCGCAGGCGCTGACGAAGCGCGCTTCGTAGGTGTCGCCCATGCTGTCGATGCCCGCGGTTTTCTTCATCCAATTCGCGGACTCCGAGAGAGCCCCATAGAGAAGCGCGTCATAGGCGAACTCGCTGAGCCAGGTGCCGCTCGGGTTGTCGACCAGCGAACCGGGGCGGTAGAAATAGTTGAGCTCGACGCTGTAGGTCTTGTCGGGCGACGGGCCCATCAGGATCGCGGTGTTGTTCACGTCCGCGTCGAACAGCGAGTAGGCAGACGGCGTGGCGGTGGTTGCGGGGTTCGGCCAGACCTGCCGGATGTAGCTGACATCCTTGTTGAGCAGGTAGGTATAGTCGCCGGTGATCGGATCGATGACGGCCAGACTAGCTGGGGCCAAGAAGTCACCGGGGAGTGCCAAGTATGGATTGCCGATAGTCAGCGTGCCCGTCTGCCCGCGTTTGAAATTCGGAAGTTGAATAACGTACCAGATACGTTCTTCCGACTCCTGAATGAAAGTTGGGATCTGGGCAATAAAATCCGCCGACGTGTAAGTCGTATAACTTTCGATGTCGGCGGTAATGTTGGCCAGAGTTTTCGCAGCCACGACGTACTACTTCTTCGGCATGAAGGGGTCGTCGCCCTTGACGAAGTCGGCCTGCGGGGCAGCGACGAGCGTCGAGTTGAGGCAAGCCCGATCGCGCTCGGTCGGATAGGCCGGCGCCAGCTGCGGCGAGATGCCATAGCGCGGGATCGGCGCACGGCGGTCCTTGAGGCGGGGAGCGGCGGCGCCCCAGCCGCGCTTATTCTGGATCTCCATGGCTACTTGGCCCCTTTCATGTTGCCCATCTTGCCGGGCGTCTTGCCGCCGACAGCCGCGGCCTTCTCGAGGCGGCCCGTGCCGCCACCGGCGCCGCCGGTCATCTTGGCGGTTTTGACCGTCACCATGTTCTTCGCCATTCGTCTGTCTCCTGGTTAGGCCACGGTAACCGTGCCAACGCTGCACTGGATATAGAAGGTATCACTGTTTCCGACGGGCATCCAGCCGAAGTACGTGGTGGAAGGCTGGCGGCCGACGTCGGGACGGGGGTCGAGGAGGCTTTGGGGGTCGTTCAGATCAACACGGCCCAGCTGAAGTTGCTCCTGATCCCGATCCAAGCAAGTCCTGCACACGAGTAGGCCGTTCGGCCGCATGTCGTAAAATTCTTCGTGAAGTTCGTTCAGCCGGAAGCTAAAGCCGCAACGATCACAAAGACCGAGCGCCCAAGATGGGCGCGTAACAGAACTACTTGTGCCACCAGAGAACGCCATTTACTTAGCCGCCACGGCCGATACGATACGCGCTGCCGCGGGGAACGAGGCTAAGTGTGGCCTTTTCCCTGTCCTCCTGGGCAGCGGCGAGGAACGTTGCTTCATAGTCGTCGTGCAGCCGGATAATGCGTTGTTCCTGAAACATCACGGCCCACCGGGTGTCGGCGCGATCGGCTGTCAGCACCTTGACGGCGAGGTAGTAGGCGAGCCCGGCGATTAACGCCGGCAGGAAGCGGAACGGCACGTCCATGTTGTTCGTGAAGGCCCCCGGGTCGTCGATCCGGCGCAAAACCCAGTAGACCATCGTGTACGGCCCGCCGTCACCGGGCAGCGGCCAGATATTGGCCACCGGTGCCGCTTGCTGGCGGTCAAACCAGACTTCTACCGGCCGGCCGGTGATGCTAGGATTGGTGCGCGTGGCGTGCGTCGAGACGCTGACGCGCTTCAGGTCGTAGCGGGTCGGGCCCGAGCTACCCGCCGTGCCAGGCGGGATCTGCACCATCTGCTCGATCGTGTCGACCACGTCGGTGCCAAGCGTGTACTGGCCCACGCCATAGGTGAGCAGCTGGGTGCGCTCCTCCACCGTCCACAAATTCACGCCGCGGTTCGCCCATTCGGCCATCATGATCGACAGGCTGCGCCGCGCCGACCGCATTTCGTAGCCGGTACGGACCTCGATGCCGCAGCGCTCAAACGCCTCTTCGATGATTTCAGTGAGATCGAGGTTGAAGACCGCGGTACCGGACAGAGTGATGGCAGCCTCCTACGAGCTCTCAGGCGCCCGTTATCGCACGAACGGCCGGTATCGGCTAGGCCGGGGGCTATACCGTCTTGCGGACGTCGAGTTCGATCGTGAAGCTCGAGCCCGCTGTGAACCCGGAAGTCGAGTAGAGGATACTACCCGTCGCCGAAAGCAGCGTCGCGGGCGGCCGAAGTGCAGTAATGCTGCGAAAATCCATGTCGATGCCGGGGCCGGCAAGATCGGCGAACTTCAGCGGCGTCTCGGCGTCCCATAGCAGCTGGACGTTGCCGCGGCTGGTATTGCCGGTGACACGCTGGACGCGCACACGGCCGCAATTCTGCCCTGGCCCAAGCGGACTGAGCGCCTCGGCGACGACCAGCGGCGCGTTGGTCACTTCACCGGAACCATCGCTGGTCCCGGTGAACAGGATCTTGGCCTCGTAAGGCCCGTCATAGATCAGCTGCGAAGTCGTGGTGATAGCCATTCAGGCTACTCCTCCAAGTCGGCTACTGCGCCGCGATTTCGGACCAGAAGAGCGACATGGCGAACAGACCTGTCTGGGCGATCGTGGTGGTCACGAACGCTGCCGTACCGGGAGTCAGAATGGTGAGGCCGTTGAGATCGATGAAGCCGGTGTTCATGCCGGGGCCGGCGGTCGCGATTTCATGCCCGATGCCGGTGAAAACGAAGTTCGAGCCCGCCACGATGGTCGCCGCCGAGGGCGTGAACCGCATGGACGAAGCGTTGCCCGAGCCGGTCAGGGCGTTGTTCGCCGTGCCGGTGGTGAACGCCGAGATCGGCGCACCGGTACCGATAGCCAAACCCGCGTTCGGGATGACGGTCAGGCCGAAACCTGCGACGGTGATGGTGCCCGAGACGTAGGAAGCCGAAAAACCGAGCAGCACGGCGTTCTTGCCGGGCGCGGTGTTCCACAACCCGAAGGTCATGGCGGTACCGCCGGCGGCGGGAAGCGCGGTGCCCGCGGCGGCGGTCGACCCGATGAACACCGCGCCGGCAGCGACGTCGGGGTAATACTTTGCAGACGAGAAGTTGATGGTCATTTCTTACCCTTTCGCTTGGCCATGGCGGCCATACCCTTTTTGTCGGCCTTCATGTCCTTGGCCGAACCTTCCTTCATGCCCTTGTCGTTGTCCACGCCGGACTTCTCGTAGTCCTTCATCGACATTTTCTTGCCCTTGGCCATGCTACTTTCCTTTGCCTTTCCCCAAGATCCTGTTGGCCTTGGCGTCGATTTTGGCCTTGGAAGAAGGCGAGAGCTTCCCGGCCTTCTCCATCTGGCTGGCCCGGGCCTTGGCATTCGCAGCGTGGCTGCGATCCGGCATCGGGTAGGACTTGGAGCCGGGAAGCCCGAACTCGGACTTCGCCATGCCCTTGCGCTGCCCCGTAGTGAGCTTGGCCATTTGGCGCTACCCTTAGCTGAAGGCCGCCGGCACGAGGATACCGGACTTGTCGGCCGCGCCCGCCGTGAAGTTCTGCACGAAACCGAACTTGTGGCCAGCGGTGACGAGCAGGTCGCTCGCCGCGGTCGACTGCAGGGTGGCGCAGAAATTGTAGCCGATGAGGCCCGTGCCGGTAGTGCCGGTGACGCCGATCAGCGCGCCCGTGGTGGTGGCGGTCTGCTGGGTACTGGTGTTGTTGCCCATGCACTGCAGATTGGTCAGCACGCCCGCCGTGATGGTCGCCAGCGCCGGCGCCGTCGCCGTACGGGCGAGGATGACAGTGTTGTTGAACCAGATCGGGCGATCGATGTCGTTGGCGCTGAGGATGAACGAGTTGACCGAGGTGGTGCCGAAACCGCGCCAGGTGTTGTTGGTCATGGTCAGGCCGTCGGCGGTGTTCGCCGCGCCGGTCGATTTGATGATGTTCAGGAAGTTGAGCACGCTCGAGGCGTCGGTGAACAGGCAGTTGTCGCAGGTGAAGTGCAGCGCGCTGGCGACGGTGTAGGCCGCCGCGATCGACAGGAAATTTCCGGCGTGCCGGATGTTCTGCACGACGACGTTGTTGGCGCTGACCGGGATCGTCGCCGTATTGGCCGTGGTGTAGTTGAACAGCGGGCGGCTCGAGCCGGTGCCGAGACCGACGATGGTGAGGCCGGCCTTGCTGAAAGCGGTGCTGGTCGCGTCCGAGATGGTGACCGTCGAACCAGGCATGATGTAGATGATGTCGCCGTTGTTCGCCGTCGCGACGGTGATCGCGTAGGACAGCGACTTCAGCGGGGCGCTGGGGGAGTTGCCGCCGCCAGCGCTAAGGCTGTCGATGCCGGTCGAGGTGTTGACGAACCAGACGTTGCCGGTGGGGGGCCCGCCGGTGAAAGGCGCCTGAGTGCCGTATACAGGGATGCCGTAGCTCGACAGCCCGTTAGAAAAATTGGTCGTGGCCATCGCCATCGTCTCCTTTGCGCACATCCCAGCCGGAGTAGCCACGAGCCAGGAGCGGCCCGCAGGATCGTGCAGACAGCTATGAGTACGCTGGTCGTGGACAAAAAGAAAGGCCCCCTTGCGAGGGCCTTGAAGTTTGCCTGATGCGCGGCAGAGGGAGGAGGAAACTGCTTGGCTCAGGTGGTGAGAGGTTACGGCTGGTGGGTGACTGGCGTCAAGCCGGGTAGTCGTTCTTGTGTGCATCAAGGTACGCTATGGCACGCCCCAGCTCGGTTTTGTCCTCAGCGTGCTTGTGCAGGTAGAGGATCGCTTTTACCATGGTAACCATGTCTTCCTGAAAGAATCCGATCCCCTTGTTATGTGAGGCACAACACAACTCGCGGTTCTTTCCAGTCTTATGGCTGTGATCCACTGCTAGATGCTGCACGATGCCGTTTCGCATGTCAGTTTCAGGTTTGCCGCAGATTGCACATTTATGATCTTGTGCCTCTGCCATCGCTTTTAACTGCACAAGCGTGATGCCGTGGGCCCGTTTCAGATCGCTATTCCATAGCCCAATACCGGTGGCGACCCGTCGTGCCTGCCGATGTCGCTTGTTATACTCCCCGTCGGTCTCGTCAGAACGGCGGCTCACGAAACGCTCACGCCACTCGAAGTTGCCCGGCCCCATCGGTAGGCTTTTGTCGATCCGGTACAGCCGGTGCTTGAACGAGGGGCGCTCACCGACGGCAGCCATGAAGGTTGGAAAATCATCTTTCCATTCCGGCACGATCGGATAGCCATCTTTGCGCCGGTACTCGGACCACTGGGCGTAGAGCTTCTGGTTGGTCATCAAATTGATGTTGTCGGCGCGAGGATCGTCAAAGGAGCCGGACACGCGCATCCGGCGAAGGTGCATGTCGCAAAGGCCACGACCGTGGGCCTTCTTGTCGCAGCCGGGCACAGTACACATGCCGCGCGGCTGGCGCTCGCGTTCTAACGTGCCACGTCGGTTAAGTTGGACGTAGCAGGCGTTGCAAAGCCCTTTGGCTTTGATCGGCTTCTCTTTCTGGCATCCTGGGCAGATAGGCATAGTCGGCTCCTTGGTTTTACGTATACCGGAACCTTATACACCTTTTGTTTCCTTCACACAAGGGGTTTGTTGACACGGGTGCTACGCGGCGGCGCCGGTGAAAACAGAAAGGCCGCCTTGCGGGCGGCCTCTCAAAAAGCGTAGGTATTTCAAAGACTTCAGGTACCTTGCGACGCCCACATCGCCAAATAGTCCGACACGCCGAAGGCATAACGCTCGCGCGTCTTCCATCTCAGGTTACCGGTGTCAAAATCCCCGTCAGAATCGTCACTGATGGGGATACGGTTGAAATACTTGAAACCTTCGGGGACGTCTGTCGTCAGGCCCCAGAAGGTCGGGTCGGTGAGGAAGTGGTTCACCACATACCCTTCCGGTACTGCCGCCGAGGTGCGAACCGAGTTGATCGTGTTGTTCGCGGTGCCGACTTCGAGCTGAGTCTCGAGCGTCTCCATCGCGACATACTGGTTGTCGACCGGCACGAGCATCTTGCGCACGCGGGCGTTGATCAGCTTACCGCGGTCGTCCGTCCACTTGGCGATCTGGATGGTCGCCGCCTTGACGGAGGTTTCGTTCAGATCGACGGCGGTCGAAGAGATGTTCGAGATCACCGGGCCCGCAACCTGCGGGTGCGAGGCCGAGAACAGCGGCTGGCCGTCGCCGACGCCGTAACCACCGGACGCCAGGGCCGTGAAGCCGTTGTTGATGACGTTGGCGGCGTTGATGTTCTTGGTGTTGGCCATGGAGCGGGCCATTTCGCGAACATAGCGGGCCGACAGCGAGTCGTAGAGGTTGTCTTCGAAGGCTTCCTGGGTCAGCGAGAAGCCCATCGAGTAGGTGAGCATCGTGTACCGGGTGGTGTAGCCTTCCTGCGCCGTGTCGAAGTAGGTCGCGGCACCTTCCTGCTTCTGCGGAGCAGTCGCAAAGCCGGTGACCTTCTGATCTTCTTCGAACGAACGTTCGGACGAGTGCTCGGTGTAGAGGTCCGCGTACTCCATCTCGTAGCGCGCGTATTCCATGCCGAACAGGGCGTTGAGGCCGGGAAGCAGCTCGTGGAGGAGCTGAGCTCTGGAAATTGCAGCCATTTGTCAGACTCCTTTCTTAAACGCCGGTGCTGTTGAGCAGCTGCTGGTTGTTGTTGAACACCACGAGCACGTCGGTATAGGCGTCGCCCCAGGCGTTGTTCGGCGTCTCGACCAGCCCGACGATGCGCAGCGGCAGCGACGAGGTGGTCGCGATCGAGGACGTATTGAGCGCGTTACGGCTCTTCTTCGGGTAGGTCGTATTGCCGGCGGTCTGCACGATCGCCGCGTTGTCCATCAGCGCGGTCATCGGGACGGGGCCGTCGCCCTGGATCTGGAAGACGCTCCACGAGAAGGTCTGCACCTTGGCGTAAACGGTGTAGCCCGTGGTAAGCGACGCTGGCCAGCACTGCGAGTCGAGCACGTAGCCTGTGGCTACCTCGACATACCGGCAGCCGAGGAAGATGCCGAGGGGCGTCAGCGACGTGGTGCCGGTGTCTTTCTGGATCGTGCCGTCGGCGGCGACCTTGACGACGTCGCCATAGAAAATCGAGGTGGCATAGCCATCGAAGATGGTCCAGGTGTCGAAACCCTGGGTGTTGTACCCAGAACCGTAGTTCGACACCGGCACCATCCCATACGGGAAGGCGGAAGCGGACATGGTAGTCTCCTGAGAGGCGCGGGATTAGCGCGCGCGTTGGCCGTAAATGGTTTCACGGCGCTTCTGCTGGACCTTGGCCATGCGCTCGTCGCTGTCGCGAAGATACGAATTTTCCGCCGCGTCGGTCTGATCCCAGGTTTTCTGGGCATAGAACGCGCGGCGTTGATCGGCCATCTCCTGGGACATCTTGCACAGCACCAGCCCGCCGATTTCGACGATACCGTTGTACTTGGCGTCCCGGGGTCCGACCTGCGTCATCAATTCGGGGTGGTCTTCCGGGCGAACCGGCTCCCAACCCTCACGCAGGCGGCTTTGGTAGTTCTGATGGTCCGACTTGTTGCGTACTTCGGTCCTACACCAACGGAATACCCAGCCGTCTTGCGGCTCGGGGTCGGGCAGGATAGCGGCTGGCGCCCAGACACGCGGGCGTTCAGAAGCGGTACGTGTTTCGAGCTTCCGCGGCGAGCGGGTCACGGGAGCTTCTTCGTCGAAACCCCAGGGATCGTTGGCCGTGCTGCTCATTTTGCGCCTCTCTTGGCTTCATACTGTTGTACCGACAAGGCATACTGTTTCAACGGTACGCCCAGTTGCTTGGCGAGCGCCACTGCAGTCGAAGACAACTCCACGGTGCGCCGTTCGCTGGGGGCCGGGCCGCCATTGGGGCGGCCGCCTTCAGCGACCGGGTTCGATCGACGGGGCGTGGAGCGTTCCTCGTCGAAAGCTTGATGATCTGGATATACCGCTTTCAAGCGTCTGTCCAATTCTCGTGTATAGGCTTCACTATTGGGGTCGACGCCGCGTCGCGTCAATTCCTCGTTGATGTGCAGCGCCTCGCGGCTGCGCTCATCGCTGCCATCGGCGCGGAACCAGTTATTGCGCTGCACCCATTCTAGGGCGCGCGGCGCGATACTCGGCGCCTGCTGGCGCGGTTGGGGCGCCGGCTGTTGCTGGACCCGCAGCGGCGTGGGCGCTGCGGGTGCCCGCGCCGCCTGGGTATTGATGGCGATCAGTTCCGACTGCGCCTGGCTCAGATCGGCCGTCGCCTTGGCGATCGCCGAGCTGTTGCCTTCAGCGTGCGCCTGCTCAAGTCGGCGCGTGGCGTCGGTAATGCGACCTTCGCGCTCGGAACGCATGCTGCCGAGCAGGGCATTGTTACCCGACTCGGTGGTCAACCGCAGGCGCTGCAACTCGGCTTCCTGCGCCTGGCTGTAGCGGATCGCCTCGTCGCGCTCGCGCTCGGCGGCTTCCCGGGCGCGACGCTGCGTGTGCGTTTCGGCGCTGAGACGCTTGATGCGCTTCTGGGCGTTGGCCGAATAGTTGCGCAGGTCGTCTTCCTGGTCGGCGAGCGACTCGCCGTGCCATTCGGTATCCTTGCCCCGATCGGCCTCGGGCGTGTCGTTGACTTCGACGATCTGCACATCGTCATCGGCGGCGTCGAGATCGATCACCACCTTGGAGTCGTCATCGCCGGGGACGTCGTGCAGGCGCGTCGCCGGGCTGAGCTTCGGCGAGAATTTACCGCGGGCCATTAGAGCGCCCCCACTTCGGCGCCTTCGGGCACCGTGCCGACGATCTGGTCGTCGCTGAGCATGCGGTATTCGACCATGTCGCCAGAATCGAGGTCCTTGGACTTGAAGCGCATGCCGGCGTAGCGCGAGAACAGCACCATATCGCCGACCTCGCACCACGGCTTGCCGTCGGGGAAGCGCTTGGGGTCCTTGTAGCAGAGCGGTCCCTGCGCCAGTATCTTGCCGATCACCGCGGCGGCGCGCTCACGATCATTGACGACATTGGGGATGATGATGCCACCGGCGCTGCGCTCGGCCATGGTCGGCAGGGCCACGAGCATGTTGTAGCCCACCGGATCGGGCAGGATGACCATCGAGGTGTCGGAATCGAGGTCGGACTGCACCGGCTCGGGGACCGGCGGGGCGCGCTTGGCGAGGTTCAGTTTGTTTGCCGGGGCTGAACCGGCCTTGGGGAAGCTGGTGAGGCTCGTGCCTCCCAGCAGTGCAGCGTCATGCTTCGGCATCGGTGGTATCTTCTCCGTGTTGGGCTCGGGCTCGTTGTTCGGCGAGGAAATCGGCTAGTTCCTTAAGTACACGATAGCGGGCCACGAGTGAAGCGTAGGCCGGATAGTCCTTGGCGTCGCCGCGCAGCATGCGTTCGGCGGCGTCGGCGATCTTGATGGCGATTTCTTTGTCGATCGTGCTCATGCGGCGGGCCCGGGCTGGTTGGCCGCGGCTTCAGCAGCGGTTTTGGCGACCAGCAACTTGGCGAGATGTCCCATGACACCCTGCGTCAGATCGGAGGAAATCTGCGCGCCCTTGATCTCCTGGTCGGTGATGGCGCTCTTGGCGGTCAATTCGGCGGCGAGCACGGCGCGGTCGGTTTCCGACATCTCGCGGAAGATCATCTGCAAGGTGTTGGCGAGGCGATCCTCGCCCTTGGCGTCGAGATTGGCCATGCCGAGGATGAACTTGTGCTCTTCGGCCTTCTGTTTGATATCGAGCGCCCGGGTCTCGTTCTGGATGACCGGGTCCTGCAAATTCTGCTGGATCTGCTGCTGTTCAGCCTCGGCGCTGTTCTTGGCGAACAGTTTGCTGGCGGCCTGCGCCAGCACCCCCGACAAATGGTACTCGACGTCGTCGGGCAGCGGCTGGTCGGGCGGCGGCAGTGGCACGCCGGTCTGCTGCTCGATCTCGTTGCGGTATTCGAAGGCCATGTGCTCGAGCACGTGCGCTTCGAGCGCCGCCTGGATGCCGGGCGCCGCCGGGTTGTTGGTCAGCATCTTGACGATCTGCGGGTCCTGCGCCGCGGCCATGTGTACGGTGATGTGCGCCTTGTGGTCCTGCATCGGGCCGGCCTTGACCGGCTGGCTGTTGAGCAGGCGCATGTTCTCGGTGACGGGATCGGCGGGCAGCACCTGGGCCTTGGGCGGAATGTAGAGGCTCGCCTTGTTGCTGCCGAGCACGCCGATCATGTCGGTGTGCAGCGCCGGCAGATCGTAAATCTGCGGCGCGGTCTGCGACAACTGGATGATCGCCTGCAGCACCATGATGCGCTGCGCCATGGTCGTGGCGTTCGGGTCGGCGACCGGAATGACGCTGACCTTCTGGTAGTCGTAGTCGAGCTTGCGGGTGGACTGGGCTTCCTGCGGTTCGAGCTCGAACGGGTAGGGTATGTCCTCCATGAAGTCCTTGACGATCTCGGCGATCACCTTGAACTCGTTCTTGAAGCTCTCGTAGAGCCGCTGCTGCACGGCGCTCATCACCTTCATCGAGCGCTCGATGATGGCGAGCGTCGTGCCGACCGGCATGTTCTGGCCGGTCATGTCGGTGATCTTCATGTCGGCGACCGAGCCGATGCGCCGACCCTCGTCGACGATCTGCCCGAGGAGCGCGGCGAGCACGGTGCTCGGCTCCTTGTAAGGAAGCGGGAAGAAGCTCTGCTGCAGCGTGTCCATGCCGACATCGACATCGCGCCATTCACCGGGGCCGATCGGGGTCGAATCGTCCTTAACCCGCGCCGCCTTGGTCTTGTAGCCGGCGGGCAGGTTGGAGAGCGTGCCGGCGTCGACCAGCTGGCGCAGGATCGCCGTGGCGCTTTCGGTCAAACCGCCAAGGATGTTGATGAGGCCGATGCCATAGGGTCCAAACCCCGGCATGTATTTGTGCTGGACGAGGTTGACCTGGCGCTCGAAGGCCGGATCGCCTTCTTTCCAGTTGCGCCGGATCGCCAGTACCTTCTGGCTCACCGTATCGACGGTGATGACGTAAGGCAGGGGCAATTTGGTCGTATTGAGCGGGTCCTGCTCGAAATAGTAGTCGATATTCGACTCGTACAGCCGGTGCAGGTAGTCTTCGGCGCTGTTGGTGTTCGACCGGCCTTCGATCCGGTCCTTTTCCTCGGAAATGTCGTCGGTCTTGACGATGCCGGTGCTGATGTCGCCGACATCGCGATAAAAACCCTCGGCGATCTTGGCTTCGATCCAGTTTTTCGTCTTCAACAGGACAATGGCGAAGCGCTCGGTGCTTTCGAGGCTCGCGGCGCTGTAGGGCATGACGACGTGCTCGGGGAGCACATATTCGGCGGCCGGCAGCTTGCGCCGTGTGTCGAAACGGAACTTGCGGAAAGCCGTGCCGGCCAGCGGCAGGTTGAACAGCAGCATATCGGTCTCTTGCCGATAGCCCTTGATCTTCTCGCAGGCGAGCCAGTTCAGGTCGGTCTCGACGCGGCGCGCCTGGGCCTCTTTCTCGTCGGTGATGCGCCCGATGATCTCGGTCTTGACCGGGCCGCTCGCCGGAAAGATGTCCATCATCTCCTGGGCATTGAAGCGGATGACGGATTCGAGGAGCATCGGATGGAAGGCGCCGCAGGCGTTCTCCCACGGCTCGGTGCGCTGCTCGTATTTGAGGCCGAGCAGGGTCAGGCCGCGGGCGTAGGTCTGCCGCCATTCCATGCGGCTGCGATCGTCTTCATCGGTCAGCCGGACGATCTCGCCGCCGAGCCGCCCCAGATCCTGCTCATCGAGCAGGTCGCAAAGATTGCCGTCGAAGGGCAGGTCGGGCTGGGCCGGCTTTGGATCGCCGTCTAGGTTCACCGTAGCGCTGCCGTCCGGGTTGGTCTGGACGGTGGCCGCCGACAGGTCGAACTCGTCGGTGTCCGGGCGCGCGATGCCGCTGCCGATGCGCGAGACGTCAGCCATTGGAAGATTCCGCCTCTCTAGCATCGCATACCAGCATTTCCAGCAAGGCTATCGTGCCCGGGCGGTATTCGCGGCGCAGTTCTTCCGACCGGTCATCCAGGAGCATGTTCACCAGACTGTCGGCGAGTTTCCGTACAAGGGCCTTTTGCGCGGTGTTTAGCGTTCTGGGCGCGTCAGCCATACTTTAGCCCCCTTGACGTAAGCCGTTGAAATTGGTAGCGTATCAGTCAAAAAAGATCGGGGCGCCGGGATCAATAATACCTCCGGCGACGAGCGCGGGGCTGGTCGCGCTCTTCTTCCTCGTCGTGCTCGGTGCGGATCAGGCCGCCGGCGCGGAAGCGCAGCAGGGCCTGCACGGTCGAGTCAACCAAGTCGTCCTCTTCACCGCTCGGGAAGTCAGCGCATTGCATGATGACCTCTTCGGCGAACCGCCGATCTGGCGCCCAGCAATACCCTGAAGCGAAGATGTCGGCAACCAAGTTCGCGCGGGCGATCTTATCGTTCGGCATGGCCTTGGTACCGCGGCTGGACCCGGCGAAGTCCTGCGCCGGTATGCCCATGGCCCTGAACTCCTGCAACAGCTGCATGCCCGCGCTCTTGTTTTCGATGAGAAGCGAGTCGGGCTGCGTCTCCTCGTAGAACTGCTTGGCTTTCGCTTTCAGCTCGGGGAAAAGCATGCGGGCCTTGAAGGCGCTGAGCAAAATGATGTTCGGCACGGTCTTCCCAGTCTTCGGATCCTCGGCCTGGAACACACCCCACTCGGTAAACGCGCTCGGATGGCTCCGGTCATTCTTACTGGCCGCGCAATCCCAACTTTGCAAGACGAAATCGCACGCCGGGGGGTCTAAGTTGCGCCACGCTACCGAATGTTGGGACCCGGGGCATGAAGTTTTGCCTTCTTTGATATCTACTTCTAGGTCTGTACCCCAAATACGCCAGTAATCGCGCTTAAGAATAGCGCCTTGCTCGGAAGTCGGCTCTTGCTGGTACTGACCCTTCCAATTGCTTACTGGCAGAACACTTCTGGTAGCTTTTAAGGTCTTCAGAGGCCAGAAACCGGGCCACATCGACCGCTCTGTCGGGGTATTTTCGTCCAGAATGGCCGGAAAGCTGATCACCTGCCAGTCATCGGTGTCTGGGTTACCCTTTTCAGCCTCCATCTTGCGCAGGACTTGACCGGTCAGGTCTCTTTTTCCCCACCGTGTCTGGACTAGGATAATAGCCCCGTTAGGTTGCAAGCGCTGTCGGGGACCGCCGTTATACCAACTGTAGACGCTATCGAAGATCGCGGGGTTGCTCTCGGCCTGTTTTGCTTCCTGCTCGCTGTGGGGATCATCGATGATAACGATATCGCCGCCCTTGCCGGTCACTTTGCCGTTCACACCGATGGCGAAATATTCGCCGCCCTTATTCGTGTGCCAGCCGGCGGCGGCTTTCGAGTCCTTGGCCAGTCGAATGCTCGGGAAAATCTGCTGGTAGGCGCTATGCCCAGACCGATCGGCGACGTCGCTGTCGCCGAGGTCCTCGCCGTCGATCAGATTTCTGACGCGACGACCAAAACCGGCGGCCAGTGACTCATTATTACTCGCCTGGATGATCTTCTTGCGTGGAAACCGACCAAGAAACCACGCCGGCAAGAGCCAGCTGGCGAACTCGGACTTCGTATGGCGAGGCGGCATGTTGATGATCAGCCGCTGGCACTTGCCTTCGGCGACCTTATCGAACCATTCCGCCATGATGGCGTGGTGGGCGCCGGGAATAAAATCGGGCCAAACCTGTTTGACGAAGGGCAGGAAATGCTGCCGGGCTTCGCCGAGCTTTTGGCGCTTGTCGCGCTCCTCGAGCAATTGCAGCACGCGCGCTTTCTGGGCCGCGTCGAGGCGGTCCAGATTACGCAGCGCGCTGTCGAGGAGCTTTTCGTCGATCACTCAGGGCGTCAGTTCAGCTTGGAGAGGTCCGGCGCCGGATCGTCGAAAACGGCGTGCGGATCGGTCGGCTTCTCGGCCAACGGCGTGTTGATGACCGCGTCCGGCGTATCGGACCCTGCGAAGGGCGTATCGACCGGGGCATCGGGAACCGCGGCGGCGTCATCGCCGCCGGTCACCGTGACCGTCCCGACCTCGCCGGTGGCGGCCGCGCGCTGGGCCTGGGCCTTGGCGATCAGCTCTTCGACCGTGCCGGCGGGCTGGACGTTGGAAGCGACTTCGCTTTCCCAGTCGGGCTTGGGCGTGTCGGGCAAGTCCGCGATCGGCATGACCTTGACCGGCTCGAGCGTTGGAGCCACCGGGGCAGCGAACGGCGCAAACGGGACCGGCGGGCTGGGGTTTTCCATGTTTTTGGGCGGCTGGGGCAGGACGTCGGCGAGCGTTTCGGCGTTGAAATAGGCCGCGGCGTCGGGGGCGGCGCGCATCAGGGCGTCGAGCGAAGACGCGCGGGCATAAGGCACGCCGCGGCCGTCCACCGCGATGTGGTCCTGACCGAGATCGGTCACGAACTCGTTGAGGAAAACTTCATTGGCCAGCATAGGGTAGCTCCATTGTCTGTTGAGGAGGTCGAGGAGTGCGGATAGGCTGTCACCGAGGTAGTCACCGCTCATTCGGTGCTCCAATACACCGGGCCGTCGTGCTCGTCGAGGATAGCCCAGGGGTCGAGTGGCTCTTTGCTGATGGTGCGGCTGACGTCGGTCGGTCGCAGGCTTCGGGCGCTGAACTTCTTCTGCTCGACGAGGCCGCGGCGGCGCAGTTCGAGAATCGCCTTGCGCACCGTGGTGCTAGAGCACCTCGTCGCGACCTGGAGCTCGTACTGGCTGGGGCCGAGGCCGACGACCATGTTCTTGTGGTTTCGGCGCGTGCCCTGGTGCTGGAGCGCTTCGTCGCCGGCGCCGCCGTAGAAGACGTACTCGCGAATTGCGTTGTACACGCGCACATAATACTCGCTCAGGTCAGGATGCACTTCATGCGCCATCGCGGTTCAGCCAGCCGAGCGTCGGCGGTCCTTTGTGGCCGTGGCTCCAGATGAACCAGGCAAAATCTTCGGTGCCGCCGCCCGGCGCCAATCCGGCCTCGATCACCGGTCCCGGCGGCATGGACGGTCTCGGCGTGAGCACGAGCACTTTTGAAAGCGGCGTCGTTTGCAGGTACCGCGCCTTGTCGGCGCCGGTCATCCACGGCAGGGGCAAGAGCAGGGCGACCTTATTTGTCGCGGTCACCAAGGCGCGGCGGACGAAAACGAAATCAGGTGGCTTGCCGCAGAGCCGGAATGGCGGATTGGAGACGATGTTGTCGGTCTCGTACTCGGCGGTCAGGAAATCTTCTTCCTCGGCGCACTCCTTGCACCGCCGAACCAGATCGTAGCCGAGCACCTTGACGATGCGGTTGTCGCCGATGGCCGCGGCCTTCTGGCGGTGGGCTTGACCGGCTCTGACAATGCGCCCGCTGCCGCACGCCGGATCAATCACCGTGCCTTCAAAATTTTCCGTGGCGAACAGGCGTTCGCTGCACCATTCATTTTCTATATAGTAGTCATCGGGGTGCCGGATCCAGAGATGGGCGTTCTTGGCAACCTTTTCGGCTAGCGCGTCCATGCGTGGCTAGGCTCCATAAACTTGGAGAAAGTCCAATAGCACACACTTCAGCGGTTGGCTAGCCTTGGGGCAGGCTTTGGTCAGCCGCGGTCGCGGAAGCCACTGGCCTCTGGAAGCAGCTCCAGCGCCGCGAGCGCCTGGCGGTCCGGGTACACGCCGTGGTTCTCGCACCACTTGAGCAGCGTCCGGCGACCGCCGTCCCAGGCTTCGACCAGATCATAGCTGCCGTCGGCCTGCAGACGGGTAACCGCCCACCGGTTTTCAGACCGGTGGGCAATGTGCTTGCGGTCGAGCGCGATGCTGTGCTCGGTCATGCCGGGTCGTCCTCATCGTCGATCGGGGTGCGCATGCAGTCGATGCAATAGGTCTTGGCGATCTCGAACGTCCCGATCAACGTCCGGTTGTCGAGGTAGGCGCCGAAGTTCATCACCTTCGGCCAGTCGTTATCCGGTCCAGGCGCGATGACGATCAGGGCGTGCGTGCCGAGTTCGCCGCTCTCGATTCGGTCGGCGAGCGCGCGCAAATTGCCCGGGATGTCGTTGAGCAGCGGGACGCCTTCGTTCAGATGCAGGATCTTGGCGATCATATCGGTTGGGGTCCTTGGTGTGTCGGCTGGGGGAGGTTAGCCCGGCTGGCGGTGGGGTGGAAACCCGAAAAATTTTTGGCGCATAAAAACGGGGATGCTGTTCGGCGGTCGGTTTTGATTTTTGCATAAAAAAGCTGTGCGGTGGTCAGAGCGCGACGAACATGACTTGTAGCCGTTCAGGCCAGGAGTCCCGTTTGCCTATAGGGGCTCCGCCGCCCTGCCACCCGTCCAGCTAAACGCTCGAGCTCGCCAGCCGCCAGCCGCCAGCCGAATCATAGCACCGGCATGCGCCACGCTATGGGCGAACGCATGCCAGCATTAAACTCCAGCATCCAGGTACCAGCATGCCAGCGCATGCGTTGCATCGTGCGCCATTGCATTGCGCACAATGGATTGCTCGGGCATGACCATCCAGCGCCGAGGCGCTCGGCGTCGAGGCGCTCGGCGTCGAGGCGCTCGGCGTCGAGGCGCTCGGCGTCGAGGCGCTCGGCGTCGAGGCGCTCGGCGTCGAGGCGCTCGGCGTTTAACCGGCTGTCGGTTAATAGGCGGCAATTAACCGGCTGTCGGTTAACAGGCGCAGATTAACCGGCGCTAGGTTAACGTGTCGGCTTCAACCTGGTGCCTTTGCGCGGCGCCGGCGCGGCCGGTTTGGGAGTCACGTCGCGTGCCTTGCCTTCTAGTGTTGTGGCAATAGAGCGCAGCTGTGTCTCTAGTTCAGCGTCAATATCTTCAGGTGTTCGTTCGACGCGTTCAACGCGCGTCGTCTCGCGGAATAGATCAATGCCAACATGCTTGCCTAGAAGTTCCAAAGCGCGAAGTTGATTACTTTCTTTCTCGCCTTTATCAGCGATTTTCATTATGCGTCTAGTAATCCAATCGCGGGTGAGATTGGCCGCAAGCGTTGATTGACTGTCGCGCTTGTCCTGTAGTTGCCGAATCTTCGCCGTGACTAAAGGCGCATGCGCAAGCTCTACGGCTTTGCGCTTGATCGTCGCATCAGTCATAGCGCTGCAGTCATACGCCTGCCGGTACGCATCCAGGTCGCTAAGCCCGGAAAAGCTAAGCTCCACGAACTTTTGCTGCTTCGAAGTCAGCCCGTCATAGGGATCATTCGGATCCAGAACAGAGCGTTGATTCGGTCGATCGACGTTAGCGAACAAACCGCTACCTCACACATGGCCTAAACCGTGCCGTTCCCTCGACTTATCACGCCAGCGCTACGCATTGCAATCGCTGGCATTCGCCTTGCGTCTAGCGGCACGCAAAATAGTTTTAGCCTGTGCCTTTTCCCTGTTGACACCGTTTCGACGCCATGAAATGGTGAGACATAGACAAACGAAAAGGAAACCAAATGTTCTACCTCGCTCGCTCAATATCTGCCCGCCCCGGCCGCTTCGAGAATCAATTTTGGTCAACACACAATCCCGGCACGGGTGCCGGGTGGACCAACGCCAAATCTTACGCAGACACCTTCAACAACAGCGCCGACGCAAAGGCCGCGCTTGATACTCTTGCCAAGGCACGCAAGATTGACGGCGACAAGGCTTATATTACGCAAATCATCTCTAGCCTATGACAATTTAGCCCAAGCCGCGCTTGTCGCGGCTTTCACTGAACTGCCCCTAATCTAACCGGAGAAACCAAATGAACTGGACTGACAAAGTTACCGCGATTTACCGCGATCACGCTAAAGAGCTTCGCTTCGCGGCGTTCAAGTATCGCGCAATGGGCTTCCGTATTACTCGCGTCACGCTTAACCGCCTGGCCTATAGCCTGGCCTTCAACGGACTCGACTGGAAGCGTGCCGCTACGCGCGAAGCGCTCTACCAAATCGGAATGACGCTAGACCCCGAGTATTGCCCAAACTGTGCCAAACACGCGCCGTTCCTTATCGGCATGTAAGCGCCTCGAGCCAAGCCGCGCCGGCATTGGCGCGGCTTCACTAGAGCTGCCTTCAAGCCTTCAACAACCTGGATGGAGAAACCAAATGCCTAAGTATCAAGGTCACAAAAACTGGAATCACTGGAACGTGTCACTGTGGATCAACAACGACGAAACGATTTATCACATGGCGCGCAATTTCTGCGCCGACTTCACCCGACGCCATGCGGCCAAGGTAATGCTGCGTCACCTGCCGGCAAAGACACCTGACGGCGCACCTTATTCAATATCAAGCATTCTTGGCGCCATGCGCGGCATTGACGGCTAGAGCTCTTACGATTGGCCGCCGCGCGCACTTGCGGCGGCGGCCATGCGCAAGCGCTTTCCGCTTGAAACCCTAAAAGGAAACCAAACCCCAAATGCTCGAGCTTGTAACCTACAAACCCGAAAATCTTCACCGCTGGACCATGCCGGAATACTATGTCGGCGAAACCTGGCCCGCCTACTATTCCGCCGGCGTCGGCCAGTCGCGCGATAGTGACGCGCTCGAGCGCTCCAATTTCGCTTGTATGCTGCGCGAGCTCGGCGGAGAGTCTGATACCATCCACGTCGTCAGTGAAGGTCACTGGGCCGTCGGTTGGATCGAATGGATTGCCATTCATCAGGACGACGCCAAAGCCCTGCAGACGGCCGATGAAATCATCGCCGCGCTTTCCGACTACCCCGTCGTCGACGACATCGATTATAGCGAACGCGAGCATGCCGACGCCGAAGAGACTTGGGCCCAGTGCTACGACGACGCGAGCCGCTTAGCCTACATCCGCAACAACCGGGGTCAATTTGAGTTTCACGACTATGCCGACCTGATGGGTTGCGTTCGCGGCCGCTATTTCTCCGGCTACGCGTCCGAACTGCTCGCCTGATCCCCTACCGGGCGAAGCGCCTTCAGCCCGCGCTTCGCCGCCAATCTCGCCCGCTAGAGCTCTTACGATTGGCCGCCGCGCGCTCTTGCGGCGGCCAGGCGCAAGCGCTTTCCGCTTGAAACCCTAAAAGGAAACCAAAAATGTTCAACGTCAATGCCGATCTGTTTCGCGCCGTGGCCTTGTTCCAGTCGACCGAAGCGACACGCTATTACCTGGCCGGCGTCCATATCGAACCCTGCCCAATGGGCGGCGCGATCATGGTCGCGACCGATGGTCACCGCGCCCTCGTCGCGCACGACCCGGACGGCTCGAGCGATGGCCGCTATATCGTTTCGCTCGACAAGGCGGCATTGGCCGCGTGCAAGGCGGATCGCCGCGAAGTTCTGCCGCGCCGCGTCACGTCGACCGATCCGAAATCGGCGGCATGGGTAACGCGCGCCGATGGCGACCAGATCCACCCGGTAAAGGATTGGCTGGTCGATGGCACGTTCCCCGATTGGCGCCGTGTGCTGCCCAAAATCGACGCGCCGGCCTTCGCCGCTTTCGATTCCGCACTGCTCTCCGACTTTTACAACGTCGCGCGCATTTTGTCCGATAGCCGGACGGGCGCCGGCACGTGCATATCGATCGCCACAAACAGCGCCGAGGGCCCTTCGCTAATCAAATTCGCCGCCAGTGACGCGGTGTTTGGCATCCTGATGCCAATGCGCTGGAGCGTTGTCGGCAACGCGGGGCAAACCGCCATGCCCGATTGGATGGCCACGCCAGCACCGACCGCCTGATCCCCTACCGGGCGAAGCGCCTTCAACTGCGCTTCGCCTTTGATCGGCGCTCAATGCCGAGAACCCCGAACGAAAGGAACCGAAACCAAATGTCCATCCATGCCGAGAAGTCCCCAAATTTGACCGCTGGCACGGCCGGCCTGCTTTTGTCGCTCCAGCATGCCTTGCCGCGCTCTTCGCCGCTGGCGCGCCGCGCCAGGGCCCTGGCGCACCGCCTGCAAACCGATCGCTCGCGCACCACCGCCCTGGCCGCCGCGGAAGTCCTCGCCCAGCTGCTCGACGCAACCGACGACATCGAGCCGCTGGACGACGACAATTGCCTCTGCCCAGCCTTCGACGACTAGACCAAAAAAAGGCGTCGGCGCGGTCCTTTTCACCGCGCCCACGCCGTCGCGGCGGTGACGACCCAAAATCCTGTAGTGACTGCTATTCAACTAGTAGGCTCTTGTCCTCTATAGGAGAGACTTATAGTATGACCTACTGTAAGACACACTTTCTAGAGATAAAGCACTACTATATGAATATAAGTTACCTTGCCAAAAACCGATTCCCGCCGATGCCCGGCGCACCGGCGGTTTTTGGGCGCGGTGACGCACTACCAACTAGTATCGCCGACTACGTGCCATACAAGGCACCGTCTGACGCTACCTCTAGTCACTTTGACGGACCGCTGACTTTCGACCTCGAAAAAGCAAAAAAGTCACCTTGACGACAAGGTGACGCGATGCTACGTAAGAGGCTGACCTAAACCACACGTAGTTGGCGCACCTATACGCAGCGAGAGGATTGACTGATGAGAAAAGGGGCCGGGACAGTGACCCATGAAGCCTTGGTTACGCTTCTCAACTATGACAAGCGCTCGGGCTTGCTGACCTGGCGCGTCAATCGATCGCGGCTGGCCAAGGCCGGCGATGAGGCCGGCGCTGTGTCGCACACTGGCATGGTTCTTGTCGGCATTCAAGGCAAATCCTACACCGCCGCCCAGCTGATCTGGTTCTACGTGACCGGCGTTTGGCCAGAGGGCCGCATCCATTTCAACGACGGCGACATGACCAACCTGAAATGGACCAACTTGGCCGAGGAGCTGCCCGACTTGAGCCGCAAACCGGCCAACGTCTACCAGCGCCGCTATAACCGCCTGACCCGGCTAGCGCGCGAGCACATCGCTGCCCATCCGGACTTGCTCAAGGTCTACAACGACCCCGACGACCCGCGCTCCGCCACCTTGCTGCAGCGCGTCCGCACCGATCTCGCCAACGATTTTGCGCGTAACAAGATCGACCCCGCCTTCCGCCCGGCCCGCACCCGGCGCCGCAAACCCGCCGCAGAGGCCAAACCATGACCGCCAAACCCGAATACATCATGTCCGCCTTGGTAGCCGAGGGCGGCAAGCTGCTGCAGGACATGCTGCAGGTGCACGCCGAGTTCATCATCGAATCCCACGCCAGCTACGTTCGCAAAGGGTACGTCGACAAAGCGCTGCAACAGAACCGATGGTTGGCCCGATTCGCCACGCTGGAGCCCGACATTCTCGCCCTTGCCGAGCCTTACGAGGTCTTGTCGCGCAAGTCCCACGGCCATCCGGGTTATGTGCTCGTCCAGCCCGATGAGCGGCGCGTCGTGAACGAGCTGCTCGACCAGATCCTCGACGCCCCCGGCGTCAACAAACCGGAATTTTCCAAGCGCGTCGTCGCCTTCACCCAGAAAGCCCGTGAGTTCCTGAAAGGCACCAAAGCATGACCCTCGCCACCCAAACCGCCCTCCTCGCCCTGCTCGAGCGCATCGCCAGCGCCCTCGAGCGCGCCCACCCCCTTCCCGATCCGCCGGTGCGCCTCGCCAATACGCCCGACGCCGCCCCAGAACCCGACGCCGACGGCTGGATCGAATGGCCCGGCGGCAGCGGTGTATGCCCAATTCCGTCGGACTGGACGATAACCGCCCGTCTGCGCAGTGACGTCATTGTGACCAGACCGGCCAAGGCTTTTCGCTGGCACCACCTGAACTGGGCCAGCGATCTTGTCGCATTCCGGATCACCCAAGCCGTCCCGCCAGAGCCGGCCTCAGAGCCCGACGCCGACGGCTGGATCGAATGGCACGGCGGCGAATGCCCGGTGCCCGGCGATACGCCGGTCGACATCCGCCTGCGCGCCGGCATCGAGATAGCGTCTTCCAAGGCCCTCGACCTCGGTAAATGCTACAAGGCTAGCGACTGGACCTGGACGCACAATGACCACCCCGGCGATATCATCGCCTATCGGATCGCCAGATGAGCCCCGCCCTGCGCGATACCATCCTCGCCGCGATCGCCCTGGGGTTCGTCCTCGGCGTGCTCGTCGCCATCATCGCCTACAGCACGGGAGTCCTGCCATGAGGCGCACGTACCAGGACAGCGCTCTTTCCTACGCCGCCGAGGAATGGGCGGCGGCCCGCCGCGCTTTTCTCGCCCTGCCACCCAACCACCCCGGCGCCCGGGCCGCCCTCCAGCGCCTGGCCGATGCCGAGGACAACCTGATGAAAGCCATTGAAGCATGATCGACCGCACGCACGATATCGCCTTGGCAATGACCTTTCTGGTCCTCCTCGCCATCATCCTCGCTGCCATCTGAAATCACCGCAAAGGAAAACCTCATGCCCACCGGAATCCCCAACACCACCAAGCTGGACGACGAGCTCGCCGGCGCCCTCGAAACCGCCCTCGACCTGCCGGCCGAGGACGATATGCCCGAGGCGATCGCGGCGGCTGAAGCCGATCAGGACGCCGAGCGCCACAAGATCTCCGGCGCGGTGACCAAATTGCGCGGGCACCATGAAGCGCTGCAGGACCACCGCTTCGCGCTCCTCGACAGCATCACCGCCCGCCGTGCCAAACTCGCCGCCTGGCGCGCTCACATCGACGACCTCGACCGCGAGGCCGCCGGCCACGAAATGGAAGTGCGCTCAGCCCTGCGCAGCGGCGTCATGGCCCAGGCGCTCCTCGACGCCGACGACCTGATCCTCGGCGGGCGCAAGAAATAGCCTTTCGCGGATTGACATGGTGTCATAGCGGTGCTATAAGTACGTCATCAACTGAAAGGAACCAACCAAATGTCCCTCACCTACGCCATCGCCATGTCCGCCGCGCAGGACGCCGCCAACCGCCAGATGCGCGCGGCCGGGCGCTCGGCATGGAACGCCGACGACTACGCGCTGGCCTGTCGGCTGGTGCGCATCCTGCTCGCCGCCTAACCCCTCCCGCTCCTACGGGGGCGGGGCCTTTCAACCATAGCGATCACCTAGGAGGGATAGATGAACACTGAAATGCACACCGCAATAGTCAAAATGTTCCTGACAATCGGGAACAGCGGGGATGTCGAGATAAAGCGCCCGATGATCGTCGTCATCAAATACTCGGTCGAGCCATACGTCGAAGCGAAATTGTCTGGTCCGCCCGAAGACTGTTATCCGGCGGAAGGCGGCACGGTCTACATTGAGGACGCGCTCATGTATCGGAACGACGACCTAATTCAAAAAGGCGGTCCGGCCCCTTACCTCGCCCCTTTGTGGCTCGTGCCCCTGCTCAACTCTGACGAAGGCATGAACGCTTACTTGTTCGAGCAGGCGATGGAACGCGAACAAAGCGCACGCGAGGGCCGCGATGACGGTCGCGACTTCAGCGCCCCTTACGAGCCCTGACCTAACCCCTCCCGCTCCTACGGGGGCGGGGACAACATCAACCAAGGAAACCAACTGATGATTATCAACACCGACGATCTGACCATCAAGCAGGCCCGCGAACTGGCGGCGCAGTTTTGCGGAACGCCGATTGCGGCCCCCGCGCCCAGCACCACCGACGGCGCTAACCGCCCCGTGATCGTCCGCAGCCGCGACGCGGGCGTGCAGTTCGGCTACCTCGACCATTTCGAGGGCAGCACAGTATATCTCAAGAACGCCCGCCAGATGTGGTCGTGGACCGCGCTCAAGGGCGGCACGTTGCTCGACTGCGCCACGCACGGCGTTTCGGTTGGCAAATTCTCGACCACGGCCTCATCGGTGATCGTCATCGGCGCGTGCGCCATCATCGATTGCACCCCCGACGCGGTCAAGACGCTGGAGGCAGCAAAGTGGTCGTAACCCGCCTCGATCCGACTGACACTTACGACCCCGCCAAGGATACCTCCGGCTACGGCTCCGGCTCCGGCGACGGCGACGGCGACGGCTCCGGCTCCGGCTCCGGCTACGGCGACGGCTACGGCGACGGCTACGGCTCCGGCTCCGGCTCCGGCTACGGCTACGGCTCCGGCGACGGCTCCGGCGACGGCTACGGCTCCGGCTCCGGCTCCGGCTCC